CTGATTTATATTTAACAGTTTCAAATCTTACTGTCATTCTATGTTCTAACAATCCTGTAGAATCTGCATAGTCATGACTGTCATGGTCAAAACTTTCAATAATAGGATTTACTAACCAATATTCTGTATACTTCTTTTGATATAAACTATAAATTTTAATTGCATTAAAAAACGGTTGTGAATTTCTATCTAAACCCCAATTCTGGGCACGTTCTAGCATAGGTTTATATGTATCTTTGTAACTGTAAGTTCCGCTAGATTCGTATTGAGGATCATTATTATAGTAGGCATAGTAAGCATACCATAAGTTTCTAATTACATCACTATTGTCATCATGAAATGTAATTGTTACCGGGTTATAATTAATTCTGTTGTGATGATATCTTTTTCTGTTATATTGATTATGTTCAACTACATCAAAACTGTATTTTGGCAATTCTACACTTTTTACCAAAAAACTTGCTTCTAAATTTTCACTCGCACTAAATGTAAATCCCAAGCCAGGATTGACTTGAAATACAACATGAAATAAAAATTTATGTTTTGGAGATAGTCGGTAATTACCGTCGACAAATGTTCGCGATGCGTGTTTAAAATCACGAACATTGTCACCGGTTGCAAGAGCTTTAAGAAAAGAATTAAACACAGGTCAATTACTCCGTTTGTAAAGTATTAGCCTGTAACTACCTCACCAATAGTTCTAGCCACTGTACTACCAACACCAGCGCCAAGTGGAGTTTGAACAGCATTGTCAAATCTAATTGACATTGTAATTGTTGCTGGCTCACTTGTTGCATAGTTTAAATCGTTGTAGTTTACGTTTTGAATCATACAACCGTATAATTCCCAAGTTTCTAGTGTATTTGGTGAAGATGCTCCGTTACCACCGTCTAAGATTTCACATCTAGTAATGAATTTATAATCAATACCTGATGCCGCACTTGACTGTTCCATCATATCAAATTGTTTCTGAATTTGTTCTCCAACTAATTTAGAAACTTGACCTGATGCATCGTCACGCATATTAACCGATACAGCCTCCCAAGTGTGTTTACCTTGGATGTATACTTTACTGTTATAGATATCAATCGGAACTTCTTCAAAAGTTACTGAAGGTCTTTGAAAGTCTATAACTTGTTTTGTTAATTCACTTCTCGGAGTTGAAATACCGAAGTTTTCAAAACTCACGCGGAAGCGATATTTTAATTTTGGCATTAACAGACCTTGACTTGACGCTGATTGGTCACTTGCCAAAGGTACTGTAAATTTGCTTAATGAACTTACTGACATATTTTTTGCTCCTGCTTTATATTATTTAGTCGCTTTTTTAACCTCATTTTTCTCCACTCAGGCCCTATTAGATAGAGCCTGTGTTTTGAATACGAACTGGAATATAGATATATTCAACTGCCTTAACAGGTTCGATTGCTATATCAATATATAATTCGTTACGATCGATACGGTCGTTAGTATTGTTTGTTTCGTCACAAACTACCAAGTAATCGTAAAGACCACGTTTTGCAACTAAATCGTTCATTAATTGCTCAACAACTTGTTTAACTTCGTCACGTGTTAACTTATCATTTGGTTCAAACACAAATGGTTTTGTAATAACTGCTAGACGCTCACGTATGTAAGCAGTAAGTCTAGCAACGTTAATACGATCTAAAGCACTTGCCGTAGCCGTTCTAGATTTATTACCGTAGTTTAATATTCCATTACCTGGGAAGAATGCAATCGGGTTAATACTGTTTTCGTATAACGTGTCTCTTAAAGATTCACGAACACCAACACTTGTAAATTCCCCTGTTGCACTGTCTAAGTAACCTAGTCCTGTTGCGTTGTCAACAACACCACGTCTTGTACCTGCTGGTGCAAACCATGGATAACTAGCATCGTCTGAACGAATTAATGTTCTTAGCATCATATGACTTGGTGGTACCATAATACTGTTACCACTTAGGTCAGTTGTAATACCACATGGATAGAAAATACCCAAATATGTATCAGCAGTTACTAGACCTTTATCATTATTGTCTGTTGCTAAGTTGGCGTTAATAGCCCAGTTTTGGATTTCTGTACTATTTGCCGCTAATCTAAATGGTGCATCACCAATTACAAAAGCAGTGTTACGTCTGTCGTTATTTAATGCAACCATGTTTTGAATCATTTCTGGATAACCAGGTGAAGCAATTACGTTAAAGTTTCTTTGTTCTTCACGTAACTCTGCACTTGTATCAATCGCAGATTTCATAGCCGCTACAATAACACGACGTACTGCATTTCTACCCATGTACGGTGAACCGTCATTTCGTAGTCCTGCTTTAGTTACCCATGCATCTTTCTCTGTAGGTAATATTTGTCCTGCAAAGTCTGTGCTGTTAAAGTAGTCTCTCTTGAATTCTTTAACATTGTAACCACTACGTCTTGTATTGAATAATAACATACCACGTGGATAGTTAGATGCATCTGGACAATCTAAATCAATTGTGTCATTAGTTAATAATGATTGAATTGTAGTAATATCGCCACTTACAACATCTGTTGTTGTATCACCGTTGTAACGTGCATCAGCGAATAATACGCCATCTTCACTAGTTTGGTCTGTGTTATCAAGTGTAACCCATTTATCTTCGCCGTCGACTTGTTCCCAACGTTTGATAACTGGATAATTTTCTAAATCCGATGTGTCAATCCATAGGTCACCATAAACAAGAGCAGTGCCGTCGCTTTGCTCAACAGGTGAACTTGCACTAACAAGAGGTCCTTTAGGTGATGTATTACCTAAATTAAATCCTCTAGCATCAGTACTTACATTGTGATAGCCTTTCCAAGCACTACCGTCGTGTACCATAATGTCAACTTCATCAGTTACATTGTGATACCATAAACGACCGTTTGCCGGATTTGCTGAAGGTTCGATAGTTCCAGCAGTATAAGTTAACTGTTGGAAGTTACTCACTACTAAGTGACCAACCGTATTGCCTTCACGAATGTAATCGTTTGCTGTTGTAAATCCTAATGTTGCTAAAGGTGTATTATTAGTATTCGCAAGTGTTATTGTTCCACCTAACGAATGTGTAAGAGTTAATGCACCCGAACTGTCAACACTAGCAGTCACATAATCAATATTTAAAGTGTTAATATCATTTACTAAACTTGCAACTGTTGTGCCTGAAGCCGTAACTGTTGTTGTTGTAATTGTACTAACCCCTTTATTAGTAGATGAAATTGTAAAAGCATCACCAACAGATAATGTTGGAGCAGTTGCAGTACCAGTTACTACTGTTGCACCTTTAACTTTTCTTTCATATACTTTATACATTACATAGCCACTGTCATTTTGTGCTACTTGAACATATAGTGTACCTGCTTCAATGTTTAAACCACCACCGATAGAGTCTAAACCGTATAATGCATATCTTTCACCTTGGTATGCATTTACAGTTTTAGTAATGAATCTACCAAATGCACTACTGTATGCACTTACATCAAAATTTGCACCGTTGTTTGGAGATGTTGTTTTAATCCAAACGCTACCGCTTGGCGCCGCAGTTGCGTCTGCTGTTTTCCATTCTGGTACTGATGTGTGTGATTGTCTTGCAATCGAAATTACATTATAAGTTTTTGCTGTAATACCAATATCTGTTAATAAAGTACCGGCTACGTTTGCAACAATAATTTGTCCATTTGCTGTAGTACTTGCACCGTATAGTACAATTTTACTATCTACAAGTGCCGCAGTTACTCCTGGAATTGCCGCAACGTTAATATCATTTACATAATTGTTAAAAGTTGTTCCTGTAGAAGCAACTGATACACCGTTAATTGTAATACTGTCACCAAGTGTTACTGTACCACCTGTTCCTGTTCCTATAACGGAAGGAACTGCTGAATACCAATCACTTGTTCCAAGTGCTTTCCAACCTGATGTTGTTCTAACACTTACTGTATTATTTGTACTTGTTGCATCAACGGCATAATCACCTGCTTTACCTACTGTGGCAACTGGAACGTTACCATTCATTAGTGTAGTGTCAGTGATTACTGTTGGTACTTTGTTTACGAATTTCTGTGTTGAAGCATTCCATTCAAAAATACCCCATTTAGTTAAATTAGTGTTTAACCAGTGTGTACCATTGGCTGGTTTAGCCGTTGGTCTTCCTGCTTGACCTTCTAATTCTCCTAAGTCTACATCTGCTCTTACAACGTATGCTCTGTTACTAGCACCTAGTAAACTGTAAGCCGCCATTAAACCATATTCGTTTAACTCGTCTCCGTGTAATGGTGTACCTGATGTACTTTGGTAGAATGCAGGTTCTCCAAAAGTAGAAACTAGTTCTCTTTGTGAACCTATTAAATAAGTTTTTTCCGCATTAGCCTTTAACGTACCAGCGGCTGTTCCGCCAGTAGTAGGATTTGCTTTGTCTTGTGCCGTAGCAATCACAAGCATAGGAACAGTACCGACTGCGGTACTGGCATATTGTGATTCATCTACTACGGTTACTTCTATTCCGGGTGAAATAAGCGCCATATTTTTATCCTCGCAAAATTTTTCTGTAATGTTTAATCATATTACAAGTTTGTTATTGTATTTATATAAAAGACCATAAAAAGGTACTTTTTAAAACCACATTTTATATCACCTTTAAAGAGCGGCATATAAATACATATATGACAGCAAGGCCTATATGCGTTAAATGTAAAAAGAAACCAGCGGCTATCAATTATAAAAAAGGCGAAAAGGTTTACTACCGTCGTATGTGCGACAGTTGTAATCGAAATTTTGTAAGGAAGCCCAAACTAACCGTGTGGGCAAAAGCCGGGTATAAAAAGAAAACGCAGTGTGAACACTGCGGTTTTAAAGCCAAGTATTATGACCAATTAGAAGTATATTTTATAGACGGTAACTTAATTAACATTAAGCATAGTAATTTAAAAACTGTATGTTTAAATTGTTTAACAGAGTTAGGACACTCTGGTTGGAATACTAAGCAAGGAGATTTAGTACCTGATGTTTAAGACTTTCCAGTGTTGACTCATTGCCAATAATAGCATCAAATTCACTATCATTACATACCCAACGCCATTCACTTTCGTGTACTTCTGGAAAGATTACTTTCATGCTATGGTTTTCACTAACATGATCCCAGTTTTCATTAATATTTAAAGCAGTTGCCCACCAGTCTGGTTTATCACCTCTGCGTACTTGCCATAACTTTCCACTAAGTTTTTTTATTGCGTTTACTTCATTTGGGAAACGTACATCTGGAATAACATAATTTGTATTTGGGTTTGCTAATATCTGTTGCTTAACTAAACTTACCCATACACCGTCATAAAAGCCTTTACGCATACAGTCTGTACCAAACAGTTGTAATACTAGTCTTGGAGTTATTTGTTTACCTGTTTCTTTAGACCAAAACTCATCAGGTTGTTCTCTCCATTCTCTACT